CTAACTATGAGTGTTCCTTTGTCTGTCGAGACAAACTATCACATGGTATACCTTACTTATACCGTTGGAATCCTCCTATCCGTTATACTAACTTCTAAGCTATTCCCAGTTGCATCTTCTTACTTATACCGGTGCTTCATCAACACTCCCAGCGTCGCCAGAAAGGATGTTGCCTCACGATTTAGAGATAATTGTGCCAGACAGCCTTTCAGCCTGCGAGGCCACGCTGTTGTTGATTCGAACCCTCACCGTTACGCAGCCCAAAGAAGAACTGCAGCCCGACATTGGATTGTCACTAATATCTATCACCGCGGAAAAGAACCTTTTGCGGTAAATCTTTCATCATCGGATATCCGTAAGGGTACCAAAGGCAACCGCCAACTCCGGACCATGAAAGACCATAGCTATTACACGACAACATCAGATTCTACACCTACAGCCGACCATGACATTATGGCTATTGATGACCTCGACCACTACAGTTCTGCACAATTGCAAGAACTGCTGTGTTTATCAACACAGGTTGGGGCCAACATCTTTAGCTATACTCTCAAACCTACTGCTGGTGCTTTTAAATCTGATGAGGCTTCCATAGCCTACAATCACAAAATCGGAAAATGGGAAACGCTTCTACCTGATGAAGCAACATATGAAGACGCCCTGTGGGACTCCACAAAAGAGTTTGTGTCGAGTTTCACTTTTGGTGACTTAGACCGCTATCATTATTTCTTCGCGACAGTCACAGCCCTTGTGACGGTCGTACTGTCATTCACGTACTTGTCAGAGACCATGACCGTAGACTACCAATACTTGTCTATCGGTTCCTACCAACTCTGCTACCACTGGATTGACATGTTTTACCCTTCTGTCAGTTACTCAACTACTAGCTTCTCTGACCTCATAGTCGCTAGTAGTCTCACTGGTTCTATTTCTATACCTTTCAGTTCACTATCTGGAATCCCGTACTTGATCTTCAAGTATCGGTCATTCCTCAGACCTGAACTAATTGATTGTCCCGTTGAGTCAAACACCTTCCTCTATCTGTCTTTCTTGACCGGTATTGGCATGTTTTTGTTCATCACTGGGGCTTTCAAATTCTTTCAATTACAGTCTGGAATGCATCAATGCTTCCACATCCCTTGTGGTGAAAACCGAACGATTTGGGTTCTCAGACCCACTGCAAAGTTCGGTCTTATCAAAACCCTTTGGATGGCCAGGGAGATACGCAAGCATCTCCCAACAAGACTGGAACCTGAAATCATAGACATACCAGGAGCTACCTTATCACCTAATGGTAACAAAATGTATGCATTTTCCCATGTCGATTCTGAAAATGAGATTATCTACTCATACACTCTTGCCGGGACTCATGTAACGGCAAGTATCGATAAGAAAGCATACTCTGTTATCAGAACGTGGAATGCTGACAGAAAAACGAAGATGAATGCGGCTCAATTCAACCAACTATATGGTGGTACAAAGAAGTGGGAACCCCTCGAGGTCTCACTAGCCATATTAGCTGTCACCTATGTTGTTAACCATCGCAAGGGCCTTGATTACGTCAGGCCCCCTTCTGTTACTCACTATACTTACAAACCAGAAGATTACGACTGTACTGTTGAAGAAAATCCAGCAACAGACAAATACTTCGAAGGTTGTACCGGTAATTTAACACATATACCTATTAAATGTAAGGCCAACACCGCACACTCCATCAAAACACGCGTTACCGATGTCAAGCCAACTCTTCCTGATATTAGCAAATATCAACAGAAACTTATCACTGAGTTTCTTGTTGAATATAGGAAAGAAGTTGACCCAACACGAATCACGTCTTATGATGAAGTCCTAGAGCGGCAGACCCGACCCATCCAAAGAATATCCAACGAACAAGCGATGGATATCCTTCCCTGGGTGTGGCTGAAAATTACAAAAACTGTAGGTAAACTTACTAAGTCTTTTCAAAAACAAGAGGCTAGTACCAAACCCGGAGACCCTAGAAATATCACACCCATGCCTGACAAGGTACGTCTCGAGAATTCGAGAATATCTTATCCTTTAGCACAGAACATGAAGAAAACCAGATGGTATTTATTTGGTATGATGCTAGTAGTTATTGTAAGAGTTGTAGCACTTTATGTTTTTGATCCTAGAACGAAGATGATCGGTCTAGGAGATTATTTTTGTATGGATGGAATTGTTAATCATTTGGTTAGAACTTTCGATTTAGCCTTTCTACATGCTAACTTCGACACAGCAGACCACGAGTTTATCGACGAGTGGTATTCTTTGACATACGGCAATTATGTCAATGCTGGTTGGGGTGAAAAGTACGAACAAGGCGATTCACAAGCCTCTGGCGACCCTTATACCTCTTGTCTTAACACAGCAAGGAATGCTTTCATTCAATTCTGCTGTGCAAGAGAGGATCTCCAACCCGCCGGAGCCTATGATAATCTTGGACTTGCCGCTGGGGACGATTCAATTCAACGAAATGTCAATCCTGACACAGCTGTAAAAGTTGCTAAATCATGGGGCTTTGTCCTCAAGTTTGCAACACGTTTACGCGGTCAGACAATCGATTACCTTTCCAGACAGTATTCACCTGCTGTTTGGATTGGGTCACCTGACAATATCGCATGTCCCTTACGGCTCATATCCAAATTCCATGTTTCCCGCCTAGCAAAGAAAGTACCTGCCTATGTTTTGGCTTACACCAAGGCCATATCAGTCATGACTAATGACCATAGCACTTACTTAATCTCCAGCTGGATGCGGAAAATAATTCGACAAACATCAGTACCAGCCCGGGCCTGGATCAAACAAGCCTCGACCGGAGCTAAGTGCGAACTCACTCGTGAAAAACAGTGGGCTGCCAGACTTATCGACGACAGCTGCGGGGCAACCGCAGATCCCGATGATTTCAGTAGTAAGGTGTCTTACCAAACTGAAATGCAACTCGATAATGAATGGCAAACCCAAATTTTCATTGATGAGGGTTTTGATGTTACGAAAATGGAAGAATTCATTGAATGGTGCGACGACCCTAATACCGACTGGCGCGATTGTCCAGTCCTGTATGAACGTGAAGCGATCAAGACCGCCCAGCCTTACTTGGCCAATGGCGAGATTGTGGGACCTTCCGAATCCGCACCAGACACTCCTGACATTGTTGAACTACAAGCTAAGTCATCTATGGATCTCAAACATTCTGACCCCCCTGTACAAATGCCGAGGGAAGACAATATTAAGCTGGATGATGTTGGCATCAAACAGCTTATCAAGTCATTCACGGCTGAACAACATCAGAAACCTAAGGGATATCCTGGAAAAGAAGCCAAAATTCAACGATGGGTAAAATCGAAAGATGTGAAGAAAACGAAGAAAAAGAAGACCGACAACGTGAAGTCTTCAGACGAACCAAACAGCTGCCAGACCTATCCCTGCCGCCGCGGGGACAACTGTAAAGGATGGTACGCTGGACTCAGCCCCTGTAGTGCTCGAGTCAACGAGGTAGGTAAATTTTGTGGAGAGTGTCACAAAGTCTACCTCGCTAAAAGTAAGACTAACTAAGGTCGCTTAGTCCCAGGCGGCACCATATAAATCCCAAACTCTACTATGCCCACCAAACGACAAAAACAACGTCAACCGCGTAAGCAGAAGAAGCAACCACGGAGACGCCCTCGTCGCCGCAATAGGAATAACCGCGCCAA